ACTTCAACTCCTCGCTCGTCGTCGCCCCCTAGACCCCGTGGCGGCGGCGCCGCGCGGGTCACCGCCGCCACGGCCTACACCAACCCGCGCAACAGGAAGGAACCCCGCGCATGTCCAACAACCGCAACCGGAACCGCAACCGAGGCCGCGGACCCCGCCCCCAGGAACACAGCGACTCCCACGTCAAGCGCATCCTGCCGTTCCGGTTCCAGCACGAGGGCAAGACGTTCGAGCTGCCGCCGGCCACCGGCGGCACCGAGGCCCTGACCGGCGGCGACCTGATCGACGCCGCCATGGGCGACGAGCTCGGCCAGGTCCGATTCTTCATCAAGATGCTCGAGGCCGCCGGCCCCTCCCGAGAGGCCATGGCCGCCCTGCGCGCCATGCCGATCCCGAGATTCTCCAACGTCATGAGCGAGTGGATGAAGCGGTCGGGAGCTCACCCGGGAAAATCCGGGCCGTCCTCCGACTGATCGAGGACCACCCCGTCGAAGCGGCCTACGACTGGCGGACCCGCTTCGGTCTCCCCGTCGCCGCGGTCTTCGACGGCCGCATGTCCTGGGACGAGGCATACGACCTCGCCCGCGGCCTCCTCGCCGACCCCACCAGCCGGCTCGCCGCCGCGCGCGCCGGCTGGGACCACCCCCTCAGCCGCGAGGCCATGATCTTCGCCGACCTGTACGACCTCACCGTCGCCGCCAACACCGACCGCCGCAAGGGCAAGCCCAAGCCCTACCCACGGCCCTTCAAACCCAAAGGCAAGGGCGCACGGCATGCGACGGCGGCGCCGACCGTCACCCAGGCCCAGATCGACGCCGCGCTCCGCGCCCGCGGCCACCACATCGGAAAGGAGCGCCGTGACCAAGGCCGAAATCGCTAGCGCCTATGTGTCGCTGATTCCGACGTTCAAGGGCGGCCGCAAGGCCATCGAGGACGAATTCGAGGGACCCGCCGAGGACGGCGGCAAGAAGTCCGGCGAGGCCTTCGGCGAAGGCTTCGGCGGCGCCTTCAAGGGCATGCTCGCCGCGGGCGCGATCTTCGGCGGCGCCACCCTCCTCGCCGGCGCGTTCAGCCTCGCCATGGAGCAGGCCGACCTGCCCGGCATCATGAAATCCCAGTTCGGCCTCTCCGAGGAAGCGGCAGCCGCCTCCGCCGAGACGGCCGCCGCCGTCTACGCGAACGGGTGGGGCGCCTCCCTCGGCGAGGTCGGCAAGGCCGTCGGCGAGGTCCAGCGGGCACTCGACCAGCTCGGCCAGACCGGCGACGTCGAGTCCCTGACCAGCAACGCGCAGGCGCTCGCGGACACGTTCGGCCAGGACGTCACCTCGGTCATCAACTCCGCCTCCCAGCTGGTCAAGACCGGCCTGGTGCCCGACATGACCTCGGCGCTGGACCTCATGGCCGTGGGATTCCAAAAGGGACTCGACTCCGGCGGCGACCTGCTCGACACGCTGACCGAGTACTCGGTCCAGTTCCAGACCCTCGGCCTCGACGCGCCGACCGCGCTCGGCCTCATGAACCAGGGCCTCGCGGCCGGCGCCCGCAACTCGGACCTCCTCGCGGACGCCATCAAGGAGTTCGCGATCCGCAGCATCGACGGGTCGGAGACCACCGCGGCAGGGTTCGAGGCCATCGGCCTGTCCGCCGAGGAGATGACGGGCATCTTCGCGCGCGGCGGCCCCGAAGCTGCCGCAGCTTTCGACACCGTCCTCGACCGGCTACGCGAGATGGAGGACCCGGTCGCCCGCGACGCGGCCGCCGTCGCCCTGTTCGGCACGCAGGCCGAAGACCTGAACGAGAGCCTCTACGCCCTCGACCCGTCCGAGGCCGCCACCGGCCTCGGCGAAGTCGCCGGCGCCGCACAGGACGTCTCCAACACCGTCGGCGGCGGCCTCCAGGCCCAAGTCGACACCCTCAGCCGCTCCTTCAACGACGGCCTGGCCGACGCCCTGTCGATCCTCATGCCGCTGTTCGAGGTGCTGCTGGCCATCATCAAGCCGCTGCTGCCGCTGCTGATCCCCCTGGCGATCGCCATCGGCGTCCTCGTCGTCGTCCAGTGGGCGTGGAACGCCGCGCTGGCGGCCTCGCCGATCACGTGGATCATCCTCGGCATCGTGGCGCTGATCGCCATCATCATCCTGCTCGTCGTCCACTGGGACACGGTCGTCGCCGCGCTCGGCGTCGCCTGGGACTGGATCAAAGAGAAGGCAATCGTCGTCTGGGGAGCCATCAAGGACTTCTTCGTCATGATCGGCACCGCCATCGCGGACTTCTTCATCATGATCTGGAACTCCATCAAGGACTTCTTCGTCGGCATCTGGAACGCGATCGTTGCCTACGTGCAGCTCAAGATCGCCCAGTTCCTGGCGATCGTGGAGTTCCTGGGCTCCCTCCCCGGCAAAGTCGGCGCGTGGTTCCAGGGCGTCTACAACGCCGCGAAGGAGAAACTGAACTCGCTGGTCAACTGGGTCAAGGACATCCCCGACAAGATCATGTCCGCCCTCGGCGACCTCGGCTCGCTGCTCAAGGACGCGGGCCGGCAGATCCTCCAAGGCCTGCTCGACGGCATCGAGTCGATGTGGAACTCGGTCCAGTCGAAGTTCTCCGACCTCACCTCCTCCATCCCCGACTGGAAGGGACCCGAAGACACCGACAAGCGGCTCCTTCGCCCCGCCGGCCGCTGGATCATCGGCAGCCTCGAAGACGGCATGGACGACGAGATCCCCAACATCGAATCGAAGCTCGCCGGTCTCACCACCGACATCGGCATGTCCATGACGCCCCACCGCAGCGTCTACGGCGGCCAGACCGCCGCGCTCGCGGATGAGGACCGCGCCCTCCTTCGCGATCTCGCGCAGCAGCGCAACCGCGTCGACGTCCGCCTCGGCGCCAACCTCACCTCAGCAACGCAACGCGAGTACGCAATGGACGTGTCCTAATGGCGCTCATCGACGGTCAGATCCAGATCGCCCGCGAGGGCCTGCCCACGATCACCCTCAACCAGGGCACGCCCTACGAGGTCACCAGGTTCAACCCGTGGGACCGCGGCGTCCGGGCCGACCAGGGTGGCGACATCCCATGGGGCGACGGCGAATGGTCGGGCGCCGAATGGCGCACCGCCGCCTCCATCCCCCTCGAGGTGGAGATGGACGAGGGGACCTGGGCCGCCCTCATGCAGGTGTACTGGCCCCTCGACGCCGCCCTGGCCCCCGTCAGAACCGGCCCGGAATGCGAGATCACCTGGGGCGCTGGCGGCACCGAGTACCTGATGTACGGGCGCCCGCGCGGCGCCACCATGGTCGCGCACAGCCTCGCGCATGGCACCGCGCGCGTGACCTCCTCGCTGTTCTGCCTCGACCCGGCCATCTACTCCGCGGTCGAGCACTCGGTCGAGATGGGCCTGCTGTACCGCACCGGAGGCGTGTCCATTCCGATGCTCGTCCCGGTCGTGTCGACCTCGGCCGTCGCCGATGGCGAAGTCGCCGTCACCAACGCCGGAACGGGCCTCGCGCGGCTGCTGCTGCGCATCACCGGGCCTGTATCGCGGCCGCGCGTCTCGGTGGTCACCGACACGACCGTCCAGACGCTCTACCTCGACACCGTGCTCGGCGAAAACGACTGGATCGACATCGACACCGTCCGCAAGTCCATCGTGCTCAACGGCTCCGTGACGCGCCTGGCAGACCAGTACGGGGACTGGCCGCTCCTGCTACCCGGCGCCTCGCTGATCCGCTTCGAGTCCGACGTCTACGAACCCCTCGCTCGACTCACCGCGCGCTGGCGCGACACCTATTAGGAGGAACTGTGCCTGACGCTGCATGGATGCTCACCGGACCCACGACCCCCGTGGGGACCGCGACTGTGACTGACGCGGGCGACCTGCTCTCGATCACCGCGCACGGTCTAGTGAACGGCCAGCTGGTCTACACCTCGTCGCCCACCGGCGGCGCCTCCGGCGTGCTCGTGAGCGGCGCGCCGTACTGGGTCGCGTCCGCGACAGCGAACACGTTCCAACTCCGCCCCTCGCAGGGCGGCCCCGTCATGAACTTCACCGCGGACGGGACCGTGGCGGTTCAACTCGCGGGCGCCGAGTACGCCGACGACGAGCTGCGTCGCCTCGACCTGCCGCTCATGTGGCCCGGCTCGACTGGCGCGAGCACCGTCTCCGGTATCCGCCCCGGCAACCCGGCCGTGTCGCTCGCGGGCTACACCGTCACCTTCGGGCCGTGCGCGGGCATCACCTCGGTCACGAGCGCGCCGTGGACGGCCACCTCCGGACCCTACCGCTGGATGCTCACCACCGACAGCACCCAGTCCATCGCCCCCGCCGACGGCTCCCAAACCCGCGTCGACCGGCTCGTGGCCCGCATCCAGGACACCGTCGTCGACTCCCTCGGCTTCCGCCGCGCCGTCGGCGCCATCAAGACCGGTACGCCCGGCAGCGGCGCGCCCGGCCTCGACGCCGGCGAAGTCTCCCTCGGCACGGTATCCACCGGCCCCAGCGGCACCCCGCCCCCGGAGCTCACGCTCGCGCTGGCCGACCTCACCGCCCTTGGCGGGACCCGGCCAGTCGCCAACTTCGCTTCGTTGCCGACCGCGGGCCGCTACGCGGGCATGCGCTGCTACCTCATCGACGAGGCCACCGAGGTCCTATGGAACGGCTCCGCCTGGGTCCGAGTCGCCTCCGCCGCCGCCTACGGCTCCACGCGCAGGATCGCCACCCACCGGCGCGAGTCGAACGTCTCGCCGTTCTCCTCCGAAGTGGTAATCCAGACGATCAGCAACGTGCCCGTCGTCGCCGGCCGGACCTACCGCATCAAGTGGGTCACCGACGTCGCCTCCTCGGCCGCCTCCTCCACCGCCGTCGAGAGCGCGCGCTGGCGCATCCGCGACACCAACATCGCCGGGGCGGTCCTCCAGTACGGCCACACGGCGATCTCCATGGCCAACAACGACTTCCTGGCGGTCGTGGAGACGGAATGGGTCGCGCCGAGCACCACTACCAAGACCTTCGTCGGCACCTGCCACCGAGCCTTCGGCACCGGAAACTTCAGTTGCAACGCCAACGCCAACGAACCGTCCATCTTCTCCGTGGACCAGGTGCTGCTGTAGATGGTCCTCCCCGACCCCACCCAGGTCTCCGGCCCGGTCGGCACCCGCCTCCAGATCCCGACCGAGGAGGGCAACGACGGCCAGGTGGTCCACCCGGCCGTCGTCCACACTCCCGACCTGCCCGGCGGCTACCCGTACTGGATGGCCGCGAACCCCTACCCCGGCAGCAACGACGCGTTCGAGGACCCCTGGATCTACGCCAGCTTCGACGGCATCAATTGGGTCGTCCCGCTCGGCACCTCGAACCCGATCGACGACCAGCCGGGCTCACCGAACGCCTACAACTCGGACGTCGACCTCCGCTACTACGACGGGGTCCTGTACCTGTTCTGGAGGTACTACGACAGCTCCGGCGGCTCGCCCGGCACCGAGGAGCGGCTGTACTACTCCACCAGCCTCGACGGCCGCACCTGGACCCCGAAGGCCCTGGTCTACAGCAGCGACCACACCGTCCGGCGCCTCCTCTCCCCATGCTTTCTGTTCGAGGACGGCGCCTGGGTCATGTGGGCCGTCGACATCACCCCCGCCCCCAACCAGGTCGTCAGGGTCCAGGGTTCGGCGACGCCGACGGGACCGTGGGCCGACCCGGTCGGCGTCTCCATGGGTCCGTTGGCGGACGAGCGGGAGGCCTGGCACCTGGGGATCACGAAGGTCGCCGACGGGTACATCGGCCTGCTCAACGACCGCCTGATCGGCGGCAGCTCTAACGAACTGCTCATGATCGTCTCCGCCGATGGGCTCAACTGGGTCAACTCCGGCAGCACCGTGATCCCGCGCGATCAAGCCGGCGAGCACACCGCGCTCTACCGCGGGGTCCTGCTACCCGACACCGAAGGCCTCATCCCTGGATGGCGGGTCTGGTACAGCGGGTTCAGGACCGAGTCCGACGCGATCTGGCACATCTACCGGACGTTCCTCCACGAGGCAAGCGCCATCCCCGAGGTCCCCGAAACCGGCCCGCAGGTCGGTAACGCCGTCGTCCGCGCGACCGTCGAATGGATCGCCTGCGACGTCGTCACCGGCGACAAGGTCGCCTACCTGCACGGCCTCAGCGGCCAGATATCGCGGGCACTCGGACAGTACACAAGCGACACACTTACCATTCCCGCGCCGCTGGCCGGCCCGCTCGCGCTCGGCGGTCTGCTCGACCAGGCCATCGGCCCTGACCAGCTCCCGACACGCATGGTCGTCGCCGTCATCAACGACATCCCCGCCTGGGCGGGGATCATTTGGAAGGTCCGAGGGGGATCGGTCGGCACCATTGAGTTGGGTTGCGCCACACCGGAAAGCTACCTCGACCGACGGTTCATTGGGGACATGGCGTTCACCCAGACCGACCAAGCCGCGCTCGCCGCCGCCCTCATCCAGGCCGTCAACACCGAGGGCATCGGCCTCGCCATCGACACGCCCCTGACCGGGATTCCTCGCGACCGAGAGTACTGGGACGACGAGGACGCGACGTACTACCAGCGGCTCACCGAGCTCATGAACATCCAGAACGGCCTCGAGTGGACCATCGACCTCGACTGGCGCACCACACGGCAACAGTCGGTGCAGTTGATCTTCCGGGCGCGCAACAGGATCGGGTCGACCGCCCCGCGCGGCCCTCTCGCGACCGCCTCCGAAGCCGTCGTCACCTACGAGATCATCCACGACTACGGGAAGGGGATGGGGGCTAACGACGTCCTGGCGTACAGCTCGGGTCAAGGCGCCGACCGGCCCCAGTCGCAGCACATCCGCGACAACTTCGCGCTCGAGTCCGGGGTCCCCCGCATCGAGCACCGCTGGTCACCCTCGTCGTCCATCAAGGAGACGGCGATCCTCAACGCGCACGCCACCTCCGAATTGATGCGCCTCAACGGCGGTACCACTTCGCTCGCCATCAAGTCCCGATGGAACATCGAGCCCGCGAGATTGGGCGTCGACCTCGCCCTCGGCGACGACGTCGCTTACAGCGTCGTCGGCCATATGCACCCGACCGGCCTGTCCGGCGTCGGCCGCATGATCGGCTACCGCCTGGACACTACCGCGGGCACCTTCGAGCCCGTCCTAAGGATCTGACCATGGGTGAAGCTGACGGCATGTTCACCGGCGACCTGCAGCGGCGCCTGACCGAGGTGGAGCGCCAGCTCCGCAACCTCACCTCCGGCCGCAGCCTCGAGGACGCCTCGATCGGCGCCAGGGGTCTACGACTCCTGCAGGGTGGCAGCCTGACCGTCTTCGGCGGCGCGATCCGCATGACCGACGAGACCGGCAGCGTCGGGCTGTTGTACTTCGGCCCTAGCAGCGCTGGACAGCCCGTCTGGCTCTTCTCCTTCGACGACGGCGAGATCGCCGGCGGTCTCTTTGGCACCCCCGGGTCAACGTACTGGTCGTGGCGCGACCGCAGCCAGAACGAGGTGTTCGCCGTCGACGGCCAGACCGGTGTCGGGCTCTCCAGGCCGTACGTGCCTCTGATGCTCGTCCCGTCCTCTGAGGCGCAGACCTTCGGTACCTCGTTCTGGCCATCCCACACCTCGACGAGCTTCGTAAGGCTCATGGGCGCGCGCCACCCGATCTTCCACCCGAAGATCGAGATCGGCGTCGGAGCGACCACCGCTGGCGGGGGTACGGCCGAATGGCGGCTGCTCATCAACGACATCGACGTCACCGGCACGGTCGCCGGAAGCGCGACCAAGATTGCCGAGATCCCCGGCTGGGGCGACACGATCAAACCGGGCCATGTCGTGGAGTTCAAACTCCAGGCCCGCATCGCTGGCGGCGGCGCAAACGTCCTCGTCCAGTGCGACAAGCTCTTCGCCCGCCAGTCCTGAGCCCCTAAACACCGCGACAGCGGGCACCGAAGCGTGCCCGCGGACAGGAGGCACCCATGGCCCGATGGACCGACCTCGCCCGATGGCGAGGCCCCTCACCGAACATCGGCGAGGGCGACCAGACCGAAGTGCGCGGCCTCGTCGTCCACATCGCCGCCGGCTGGTTCGAAGGCACGATTGCCTGGCAGAGGAACCCGGACTCGAACATCTCCTCGCACTTCGTCGTCTCCCGCAGCGGCGAGATCGCGCAGATGGTCGACACCGACGACGCCGCCTGGACCCAGCGCTCCGGCAACGGCGAATGGCTCTCGGTCGAGTGCGAAGGGTTCATCGCCAGCGACAGCAAGAACCCCGGCGGCTGGGAGCGGCTGAGCGACAAGCAGCTCGACGCCGTCGCGCGCCTCCTCCGCCGCTGCCACGAGGAGTACGGCGTCCCACTCCAGACCACCACCTCGCCGACCGGCCGCGGCCTCGGCCACCACTCCATGGGCGCCGACTGGGGCCACCGCCAATGCCCCGGCGAACCCATCATCCAGCAGAAACCCGCGATCGTGGCCCGCGCGATCGCGCTCACGAACGGAGACGACGACATGCCGACCCCCAACGAGTTCTGGAACACCGACGGCGCCGTCCAGGCCCCGCCCTACGCCCTCAAGACCGACCCCAAGAACACGCACTGGAGCGCTGGCAACTACCTGCGCTCCACCCGCGAACGCGTCGAGACGCTGGTCGCCGAGACCCGCGCCGTCCGCGCCGGCCAGGCCGCAATCCTCGCCGCCGTCCAGGGCCTCGACACCGAGAGCGTGATCGCCGCGATCGACGCCGCAGCCGCCGCCGACGCGACCCGCGACACCGCACTGCTCGAGGAGCTGCGCGAGCTCGCCTCCGGCGGCGCGACCGCCGACGAGGTCATCGACGTACTCATCGAGCGCGCCGCGCGGCTGTCCGGGGCCGGCGAGTAGTCGTGTGGGCGCACTGGAGCCACTGCTCGGCGCCGGCGGCCTGGGCGTCCTCGCCATCGTCATCATCAACCTGCTCGTGGCGGACTTCCGCAACCGACGGCACGTCGGCACCGAGATCGGCGACGCCGAGGAACGGGCGAACAAGGCTGAGCAGCGCGCCGAGGCGCTGCAGCTACGCCTTGATGAGGAGCGCGCGCAGCGGCGAGCTGCCGAGGACCGGGAGGCGAAGCTCGGCCGTGCGCTGGCCGCACAGTCGGAAAAGGTCGCCGCGCTCAGCACTGAGATCGCGAAACTTCGGGAGTCGCTGACATGACCGGCCCCCCGAAGTTCCGCATGGTCGTATCGGTTGCGGCGCTGGTGATCGCGGTCGCCGCGTGCGGCATCGCATTGTTCAGCCTGTCGAAGCGCGCCGAGGAGACCGAGGCGCAGCGAGACGAGGCCGTGGCAGCCGCCGAGGCGAACTGCGCACAGGTGGAAGCACTTGGGTGGGCCTGCGTCGAAGACCCCGAGGAGCTGCGCGGCGACCCCGGCGAGGTAGGCCCACAGGGGCCGCCTGGCGAGCCCGGTCCGACCGGTCCTCGAGGCCCGGAAGGTGACCCCGGCCCGACCGGGGCCGTAGGCCCGACAGGGGCCGTAGGCCCGACCGGCCCGGCCGGCGCTGACGGATCGGACGGCGCCGACGGTGAAGACGGCCAGGCCGGCCCCGCAGGCCCGCAAGGCGAACCTGGCCCGACCGGTCCCGCAGGGCCGCCCGGCCCCACCTGTCCGGAGGGCTATACGACCGAAACCCACACCGTCGTAACCGCGGACGGTCCCCGGGAGGCCGTGGTCTGCGTCGAGGACTCCGAGCCCTAGCCGACCACGGGGACCTCGACGAATTCGCGGTCTCCGTCGAGCAGCGGAAGCGTAGCGGCCATGACCGCCTCGGCGACGGCGAGGGCGTCCTCCTCGGTCGCGTATAGCTCGGCTCGGTAGGGGCCGGTCCTGGGGTGGATATAGCGCTCGACGTACCAGCGGCCGTCCCGCAGCCGCCCGACCAGGACCGCGGCCGTGTCCCACGCGTAGAAACCCGCCGATTCCCACCGGCGCGTCGAGCTGCGAACACGGTGATCACGAATCAAAATCCCAACATGTTCCGACACGTGTACGAATCTACAAGGAGACCATCATGCCCAAGAAGACCCGCCTCTTCGTCTACGCCCTCGTCATCATCGGCGCCCTCACCGTCACCGGCATCGAGGGCGTCGAGCCCGGCACGGTGGACCTGTGGGTCGACCAGGCCGCGAAGCTCGCCGGCGCGGCTGGCGCGATCCTCGCGACCCTCAACCTCAAGGACGACGAGCCGAAGCCGCCTCCGGCCGAGTAGACCATCTCCGGCATTGAAACGCCCCCGCCTCCCATTCCGGGAAGCGGGGGCGTTTCGTCGTGCCGCTGAAACCGACCCACCATCAGGAGGACCACGGCAGCATGGTCACCGTACCGGCACCGCCGGAACGACAACGGGATCGACACGGTTCGGGTAGTCCTCGGCTCGCACCATGTGGGCGAGCGCGGCGCCGAGGCCGACGACGCCGACCGGGAGGCAGGCGACGGCCGCCGTGATCCACCATGGCGCGACGCCGACCCCCGCGGCTTCGAGAATGTGGTAGGCCACCTGTCCGAGCGCGCCCACGAGGAGTGCGATGATCGCTGAGAACCTCGCGAACCTCAATGCGCGCCCGCGGGTCTTGCCCGAGAGCCACACGTAGAGCGCGTACGCGCTGTACACCTCCATGCCGATCGGCAGCGTGATCGCCGTGTTGATCTCCACGTCCGCGATGCCTGGCAGCAGCTGCACGGGGCCGAACCCCGCCTTGCTGCCGAGGCCCACCCAGCCCGACCAGATCGCGACACTCGCGGGCAACAGCAACAGCCACACCGGCCAGACGACCGGCGGCTGGCGCGCAGCCGAGGTACCGCTGTCGTTCCGCTCCGGTTCCGCCGATTCCGCGGTCTCGGCGTCCTCCCCGACGCCCTCTTCGGCGATCGCCGAGGGCTCGTCCGCGGCCGGCGGCGTCACCATGGGCGGCAAGCTGCGCGTCTCCGGCAGTGCCGCGGGGCTCGTCGCCTGCCGCTCGGGTTCCGCCGCTTCCGGCTCCGATGACGGAACGGGGGATGTCGACGGCGGCAGCAGCGAGGCCTTGATCTCGCGGATGCGGCCCCGGCCCCAGCTGTCGCTGAGGCCCCCGCACGCCTCCCCGAGCTCCTTGCCGGTCATCTGGTGGCCGAGCGCGAGGCTCGCGAGGTAGACGGTCCGGGCCTTCTCGTTCAGCTCCTGGGCCTCGCGCTCGCGGGTGCTGGTGGGGGTGGAGGTGTCTATCATGGGTCTCTCCTGTTCTCGCGGATGGGAGAGGGAGGCCCGGGAGCTACTTGGCGGTGGAACCCGGGCCGCCCGACTAGGCGTTTCGGCAGGCGTTCTGGATGACGTATTACTCAGATTACAGGGTACCCTGCACCTTTGCAATAGGGTACCCTGTAGGAATGAGTGACGATCTTGAAGGCCTGTCCCTGGCCGAGGCCGACAAGCTGCTGCGCACCCAGATTGAGGAGCACCGAGACGCAATGAGCGAGCTCGGCCGGCGCCGGGCCGCGCTCATCGGGGCCGCGGTTCAAAGCCGCGGACGCTCAGGCGTGGCCGAGGTGGCGGAGCTGCTTGGACTCTCGCAATCGGCAGTGCGTCGCGTGCTCGTGGAGGCCAAGAAGCTGGATCAGAGCTGAGGCGCGACGGCACTCGATGACACGACGTGAAGCGGCCATCCCCGTTTGACGGAGATGGCCGCTACTCTAATTGGGATACCAAGCCGATGAGGCGTCGTCCGGTTTGCCGCTGATGGGGTCAGAGGTCACTACCGGACGGCGCCCAACAGCCTCTCGAACTCCTTGGCGTCGATGCTGAAGATCGGCGATCCGTCGCCGAGCTTCGAGTCGCGAACGTCGAACCCGGCCTCGGTGGCGCGGGCCTCGACGCAGTTCTGGTCTCCCGAGTTGCTGCTTCTGCTGGACTTACGCCAGCTGGTCGTTTTCATCCATGAACTCCTTGATCGGGACAGCCAGGGCTGGCTGTCGCGTCCGTTGGAAGGCCGCTTCGTACTGCCGAACGTCTTTCTCGGCGTTCTCGTAGTGGCTCCCGTGGAGTGATTCTAGATAGACCGTCGTGGGGAAGGCACCGTCGAAGTACATGAGCCTGAATGCGCCGTCCATCGACGGGTGTGCGCCTGCGCTGAACGGCATCACGAAGATGTCGATGTGGTCGCGCTCGTCCATCGCGACGAGGCGGTCCACCTGCTCGCGCATGACCTTCTGGCCACCAACGGCTCGACGGAGCGCGGCCTCGTCGGTGACGTACACGATCGCCGGCGGATCGGGGCGGTTCAGGACGGCCTCCTGGCGCTCGATCCTGAGGCCATCGTCCGGGCCGCCCTTCGTGTCGGGCCGGGACTCGCGGAGCGCCGCGACGTAGAGCTCGGTCTGAAAGAGCCCGTCGATGTACGCCTGCTGGTAGATGTGGAGGGCGCTGGCGGCGCCCTCCAGCTCGAGGAAGTTCGCGAACTCGCGCGGCACGTCGTAGGGGTGGAACCAGGACGGTGAGTCAGCGCCCTTGGCGAGGCCGATGAGATGGTTCGTCTCCTCGCTGGTGAGCTTGTAGACGGCCGAGCAGGCGTAGATGTCGGGGAGCTTGACGGAGTCGTTGACGGCGCGCTCGAGCTTTGAGAGCTTCGATTCGGAGATGTCGGTGGCCGCTGCGGCCTGTGCGAGGCTGAGGCCCCTTGCCTGCCGGGCCTCCCGGAGGCGCTTGCCGAGCAGGTCCCGCGTGAGATGCCGAGGATAACTGGACATGCCATCAGTGTGACATGCTTCTCGTCTGAAATCACGCACCGCGACAGTACGTCAGTGTGATGGCATCAAATTGAAAGTTGCAGGCATCCTTCACGCAGAGCGCCCAATGTCCTACCTTCGAGATATGGCCACCGCCACAACGTGGGGGAACGGCTGAGAATCGGCGGGGCGCCGGTTCGGCTTGGTATCTGGCCGGCGTCCCGCCCCATCGCCACAAGAGGTTGGAGCTCTCATGGCAGCACCCAGCGTACGGGCCGAGAGCCCACCCGAGCAAGACGACCGCCGCCTCATCGCCGAGCGGTTCGACCGCCCCCACTGGCTCCGCATCTACGAGACCGACGACCCAAGCGTGGCAGTACTGCGCCGCTACCGAGTCGCCGCCTCTCCGCCCTACGATGTCGTCGCCGAGATCGCGCACGCCGGCGGCGTCGTCTCCAAGTTCTCGTGGGACGAATGGCACCGGGTTAAGGCCTTGAGCGACTGGCGCGCTCCCGTCGAGGCATGGATCAGAGCCAAGATCGCCGAGGACTGGGCGTCATGATCGCGCGCGTGTCGAAGGCGACCGCGAGCCTGGCCGAGGACGTCCAGCACCGACACCGGGCCGACGACGAAGGACTGTGCGCGTTCCACCGGAAGTACTTCGGAGTTCGCATCCCCTTCGGCGAATGCGCGCCGTGGCGGCTCGCCCAGAAAGTCATCGTCGCCTACGACGAGCAGCAGGTCCGGTCGCTGCCGCAGGGGCCGGTGGCAGGCCAGTTCTGGGCCAAGACCTAACCCAGGGCCGCCGCGCCGGTGGGGGAGCGGCGGCCTACCTGGACCCGGGAGCTGGCTCTCCCGATGAGGGCGGCACGCCACCGCCCGAGGGCCGCCGCGCTTTGGAAGCGGGCGCGGCGGCCCGAACTCCATCTCACCCTATGTAAACAAGTCGATGCCTGAAAGTCCGATCTCGAGGGAACCCACGACTCGAACGCTTCGGCGCTTCGGCGTCGGAGAAGCCCGGCCGCAACGGTCCCACCCTGCGCGGCCGGGCTCTTTCGTGCCTCCGGGCGTTGCAGATCCGTTGCACATGAGACCCAGATACCCACTGACATAGGCATACACGAGCGTACAGATTCCCCAGGTCATTGGGAGTGCGGCGACTTCCACCGCAGGCCAACAACCCAGGCATTCATAAGAAAAGGTCAGGGGTTCGAATCCCCTAAGCTCCACACATATCGACCCGGACCGCAGGTCAGGCTCGTATAGAGACACAGCAACGGCCGGGCAATGCCCGGCCGTTGCGCATTCGTTGCACCTGAGAACCGGCCATCAGGCCGCAAGCGCCATCTCCCGCGCCCTCCCGAGCGCGCTGGCCACCTCCCCGATCCGGGCCGGGAACAGGTCGGTGTACACGTCCAACGTCATCGTCGCGGTCGCGTGCCCCATCGCCGCCTGGAGGGTCTTCACGTCGGCGCCCTCGGCCACGCTCAGGCTCGCGAACGAGTGCCTGAGCGTATGCGGGGTAGTCCCGGCTGGGAGCTTCGCCGCCTTCACGGCCGGCCGGAAGACCCGCTCGCGCCAGTTGTACGCCACGATCAAGTCGCCCTTGGGGGAGGGGAACATGAGATCCTCCTCGTCGAGCCCGGACCTGAGCACCTTCAGCTCCATCACCAAGAACTCCGGGATGCCGACCACTCTGATCTTGCCGCCCTTCGGCAGGCCGAGGGTCGGCCTCCCGTCCTCCCCTTCGATCACGGCCTCGGTCACGTGCAGCTCGTGCGCGTCGAGGTCGACCGATCCGGCGCGCAGCGCGATCGCCTCACCGATGCGCAGACCGCAGTACGCCAGCGTCAGGACCATGACCCGGTAGACGTTCGCCATCGGCTTCGGCTTGCCGTAGGCGGTCCTAAGGCCGGCGACCGCGTCCGCCAGTGCAGTGATCTGCCGGTGGTCGAGATACAGCCGCTTGCCCTTGGCGACGGTCGGCAGTGTGTCGAGCGCCCGGATCGGGTTCTCCGCGATCCGTTGTGACTTCACCGCCCACGTCATGACGCCGAGCATCACGTGGTGGATGCTCTGCACCCGCGAGGCGCCGACGACGCGTTTCTTGGACCCTTGCAGGCCAGGCTGTTTGTGGAGACTCGAGAGCCATGTCGCGTAGTCGCCGTAAGTCACCGCACCCACGGAGGTCAGCCCCCAACGGGGGAGTACGTAGCCGTCGAGGATCTGTCGGTACAGGCGCTTGGTCTTGGGCGCCCACTTCGGCGTCTTCGCCGTGAACCACTCCTCGGCGACCTCAGCGAGTTTGGTCCTGGCGGCCTTGGGGTCGCGGTAGATTCCGGCCTCGAGGTCGGCGGCGATCTTGTCACGCAGCGCCTCCGCTTCGGGGACCGTGCGCCGAAGCTCGGAACGGGTCTTCCCCGGGTTGTCGGGGTCAGGCCACCGCACCTGCCACCGCATCGGCGGCATCCGCTTTGCCTTCTTCGCCTCGGTGACCTTCTTCCGGTAGGCGGCCTCTTTCATCCTGTCGTGGATCCAGGCCCTCGCCATCATGCTCCTTCGTAGTCGTCGTTGCGCTGGTTCCGGAGCCGGCGGACACCGCGCGCTGGGGTGTTGGCGGCGAGGGAGTGCAGCGTGGTGCTTCCCATCGCGGCCGTGTCGTCGTGTTCTCCGCCGAGCTGGCGGTTGATGCCCTCGATGGCCCGGCTAGCTTCTCCCAGTCGGCGCTCCCGTTCGTTGGCGTCGAGCCGCGCCGCGAGGTCGCGCAGCGCTTCCTCGAAGTGCTTCGAGGCATCCGTGATCGCGGCTCGCTGCTCATCGCGGAGGTCGTCGACGGCGGCCAGCACGATCGCCAGCGTCTCGGCGAGCGCTCGGTTCTGCTGCCGCAGCCGGTGGTGTTCGTGTCCGCTCCCGCAGTGCCGCATCCATGAGATGAGGCCGACGCCGGCGAGAATCCCGACGGCAAGGTAGACGCTCTCGATGCGATCGGGGGCGAGGGCGACGAAGATCGCGAGCGGCGCGAGCATCGCGATCGCGATGAGGACGCCGATGCCGGTGCGGTGCCGCAGGTCTCGGCGCTCACGTTCGGCGAGAATGGACGGGTCGGGGGTCGATGTTGGACTGAAGTCACTCATGGCTCACCCGCATGTGTTGACGTGTACTAGCTATCTGGTCCCACCCATCCGTAAACCGTAATCAATCGTCCACAGAGGGTGAAATTATCCAAACGGGCGTTCCAAAACGACCGGTCAGAGGATGGACAGGCACACGTAAATGTGATAGACGTCACTCAAATGGGTTAGTTTTCGCGATCCCGGCGGCGTCGAGCCGCTCGTTCGCGTAGCAGCGATTCCAGCAACTGGAGCTGTGCCACGACTTCTCTGGCGTCGTCGGCGTCGGTGTCCTCGTCCCGAAGGACGCCCATTAGAGACCTGACCGCAGAGCGGATCTCAGCGTCGCCGGCGACTGGCACGGAACCGTCCCAGCCCAGGATGCGCAACGGCTCCTCCGGGGGCCAGCCGTTGCCCTCGCAGACGGCGAGAAGGTTGTCGGCGTCGGGGATCGACTGCGGGCCGGCGACGCCCCTCCAGCGGTTGAACTGTGTGCGACTGATGCCGCCGGCCTTCGCGATCTTGGTGATGCTCCGGCCGCGCGCACGCTCTTCTTCGACGCGTTGGTTGAGGTAGGCGACGAGTTCAGGGTTGCGAATCCAGGGGACCCCGTCCGGGTCCTCGCTGGCGGTGGCAGCCTCATGCGTCACCGCCTCAGTATAGATGTCATATACATCTACCAATCGATCGTCACGGACACTGGCATACACATACGTCAGCCTAGAGCAAGTTGTCGACATTAGGAAGCCCTCAGATGGCCTTTTGTCGCGTACCCGACTCAGCCGAACGGTCAGAACTGACAGATCGATACATCAACTTGGCCCGGAGCTCTTGACAGATCGATACGTCAACTGCCTATGCTTTGACGTATGGATACGTCAACGCCCGTCGAGCTCGCGGCCAAGGAGCTTTTGACCCCGGCCGAGGTCGAGATCGTCTTCGGTTTCAAGCCCAACACGCTCCGGCAGTGGCGCTATGAGGGCCACGGTCCCCGCTACGTGAAGACGATGCCGGGCCGATCGGGCCTGGTGATGTACCGCCGCAGCGACATTGACGCGTGGCTGGACGACTGCACCGTCCAGCCGGCCGCGGCCTGAAACGTCCCGGCTGGCGCGGAGGGGTGGCCAGCCGGGATCAGGACCCGCCCGCATAGGGCACCTGGGCGGGTCCACCCCTCGACGCGACGTAGAGCAGCACGGTAGCTCGCCGACTACTCCACATAGGTCGGAGGTCGCCGGTTCAAATCCGGCCGTCGCTACGACAGAACGAGAGATGCCCCGGCCGATGCCACGGCGCGGGGCTGATCTCCAGGACAGCAGAAACCTCTTGAAAGGAAAAGTCCTGATGATCGACATCGACACTACCGAACTCGCCGCCGAGGCGGCCACCGAGCCCGTTGAGGACCGCCACACGCGGCAGCGCCGCGAGCGGCACGTCGCGCTCATGGCCGGCCTCGAAGAGCTGACCGATCTCCTCGCCGACGCCGGCCCCGGCTCGGACATGGCAGGCGACTGGGGACGCGTGACCGTCCACGTCGGCATCTACGACGGCACCATCGAGGAACGGATCGCCCGCCTGATCACGGTCGGCCACGCACTCGATGCCGAGATCATCGAGCGCGAGCACCACGACACCGTCCACTTCCGTGCTGATCGGGAGTTCTCGGAGGAGCTGGAATACACCTGCGCGATCATCGCCACCGGTGACGAGATCGCCGTGGCCCGCGCGGCGCTGGCCGCCGACGCTGCCACCGAGCGGATCACCGTCGACTACCGCGTCGACCACGGCGCCTCGCGCTATACCGTCATCGCTGCCCTCGCGCAGTTCGGGGTCGACGCGATCCTCGAGTCCCCCGCCGGCCTCAGCGACGACGCCGCGAACCGCGCCGACGTGATCGTCACCGAGACCGGCGACAAGATCAAGGTCGAGCGCTACATCGAGCACTACCTCCTGCCCGCGCCCGCCGACTGCGTCTCGGTCGATGCGTACGCCGAGGCCCTCGCCATGTGGGTCAAGGGGACTCCCGAGTTCGAGATCCCCTGCCCGGCCCGGCCGGTCCACGCAGCGCGCGCGATCCGATCCGATGGGTCGGTCCTCACCGCGTACTCGTGCGGCCACTGCTCCGACGACGCCGCGAAGCTGACCGATCAGGGCTACACCGTCGTGTGGCTCAACCCCGGCCAGGTCCCCACGGGACCCGAGATCGCGTGCGGCCTGCACGCCGAGATGGCAGGTGCCCGATGATGCTGCGCCGCAACCCCAACCGCCGTCACCCGCGCGCGACCGCGCGCGGCCCGGTCATCACCGTCGCGCCCGCCGAGCACTACGCGGGCGAGATCGTGCGCATCACCCGCGACGACGGCAGCATCGACACCGTCCGGATCATCGCCGTGTGGACCGCGGCATCCTCGTGCATCCGCATGCTCACCGTCGCCCACCACCCGCACTCGATCCGCACCTTCGCCGTCCGCGCCGACTCGGTCGTTACCGACGATGCCTCCGGCGGTGAGCGATGAGCACCCAGACCCCCGAAGCGACCGCGACCCCGACCGAGCTGGCACAGCTGATCTATTCGGGCGGCCTGGCCGTCCGCCGCCGCGTCGCCCACATCGAGACGCCGTCGGCCTCGGCCAACCTCGTCGCCGTCCTCGACGGCATCATCACCGCCGCCCAGGAACTGCGGGGCGTCGCCGCCCACCTCGCCGGGGCCGCGCAGCCCACGGACGCCGAGGAGCCCGAACCGCCCGTCGACGCCGAGGAGCCCGAACCGCTTACGGGCGCATGGCTCGAGGTCACCGAGGGCCGCACGTACGGGATCGGCGGTGTGCAGTGATCGCCTTCGCCGTCGCGGCCGCCGCCGTGCTCACCGTCGCCGGACCCGCCGCCCTCCTCGCCGCCGTCCTGTGGCCGTCCTACACCGGGAGGCACCAGTGATCTCCCCGATTGCATTCACCACGTTGTACGCGGTCCTGGCCGACGTGCCCGCGCACATGTTCGTCCTGGCCTGCCTCGCCTCGCTCGCGCTCGGCTTCATCCTCGGCGTCGCCGCCGAGTGGCAGCTCATCAAGCCGTGGGTCAACCTCGCACTTCTGCAGTCCGCTGTCCTCCACGGCCCGTTGAAGCGCACCGGCTTCGCCGCCGGCCCCGACGACGCCGCCGAGCGCGACCGCCTCGCGCACCGACACCAGACCTGACACCCACGCGGGGCGCGCGCTGGCGCCGCGCCCCGCCACTCCCGAACGGAGACAACGACATGAACGACAGCAGCCGCCCCCGATTCGCCTCCTGTGAGGACACCGTCGGCGCCCGCCACCACGAGCTTGCCTCCGCATGGGGGGTGACCTGGTGCGAGTGCCGCCACGCCTTTGTCGTGGAGCAGCACGACCCCGGCCACGACGGCATCGACGCCGACAGTCTCCCCGTGTGGTGGAACCGCGCCCTGCGCGAGGCCATCGACGCCAACCCCGATGCGGGCTTCGACCTGGCCATCGCATGGGCGCACCTGCGTATCCTCGCCCGCGATCTCGCGTCCGATGGTGAGCACGAGCGGTGGGACGAGTTCGCGCCCCGCGTGCTCGAGCTGGACGAGGCCCGCGCCGAGCAGTTCCTGCGCCTCCTCGCCACCGCGGGCATCGCCTCCGTCATCCCCTCAGCCTGGGACTACCGCGACGGCAAGGACTACTGGCACTCAGGCGACCAGTGCGGCTGCACTCTCCTGGCCGTTCGCCTCAACGCGGAGGAGTCCTCTCTCTCGCAGGCGGGGGCGTAGCCATGCCCGACACCTCCACCTGCGACATGCCGGAGGGCTGCGGCGTCGCGCACGGCACCTGCGGCAGCTGCGGACAGCCCCTGGAGTTCTGCGGCGACCAGTGGTCCGGCGAGTGCGCCGACTGCCACCACGCCCACACCGAGCCGAACGGATAGCAGCCATGGCCGACACGTACCAGCACCACGTCGACCGTGCGCACGAGCTCCTCGACGACGTCGACCGCCTGCCCCGCCGGGATACAGACCTCAAGCGCATCGTCGTCGGCGCTGCCCGGGTGCATGCCGCACTGGCGCACGCCGCCGCGACCCGTGAGGCCGGCGACGCGATCGTTGCCGTCCTCGACCAGATGGGCACCGCCCGCCCGCGTCGCGGCTTCATCGCCGAGGAAGTCAGGAAGGAGACTCGGCCGTGACCACCGCTGCACACGGCACGTACGCCAGCTACAAAGCCCGTGGCGCGGGCTGCTGCGCGCCGTGCCGCAAGGCCGGCTCCAAGTACGTCACGAACCGCGAACGCCAGATCGCCTACGGCCGCTGGAACCCCTGGACTGACGCCGCACCCGTCCGCGCCCACATCGAGCAACTGCAGGCGTCCGGTCTCGGATGGCGCAGGATCGCTGACCTCGCGGGCGTCTCCCGGAACACCGTCAACAAGATCATCTACGGCCGCAAGGGGAAGCCTCCGTCGCAGCGGGTACGGCCCGAGACGGCAACGAAGATCCTGGCCGTCGTCGCAGACCTCACGACCCTCGGCGACCATGCCCGCGTCGACGCGACCGGCACCCACCGGCGCCTCCAGGCCCTCGTCGCCATCGGGTGGTCGCAGACGAAACTCGCCGCGCGACTGGGCATCGACATCGGCAACTTCAACACGATGCTCCACCAGCGTGATGCCGTGCTGGTGGAGACCGCGCGAGCCGTCCGCGACCTCTACGAACAGCTCTGGGACACACCGCCGCGCGAGGCAACACATGGAGAGCGGCAGGCGGCGAGCCGATCGCGGAACTACGCCGCGGCCCGCGGGTGGGTGAAGCCCATGGGGTGGGACGACGACGCCATCGACAACCCCGCCGCCGAGCCGCAGAGCACCGGACCCGCCGCCCGCGTCCATCTCCCGCAGGGCGAGGAGCTCCTGACGCTCGTCCGCCTGGGCGAGACCGACGAGGCGCTCGCGATGCGTTTCGGCGTCGAAGTCATCACCGTCCAGCAGGCCCGCTACCGCGCCGCGAAGAAGGAGGCCGTAGCCGCATGAACGACATAGCAACTGCCGACGACACTGCCGAGCGGGTCACGTACCCCGAGGTCGGCGCTGGCCTGCGCATCACCGTGCTCTGCCCGTGCGACACGTGGGTCGACTTCAACTTCAGCGTCGAGTCCTACCCGCAGGAGCCCTGGCACATCATCCACCACGGTGCGACCGAAGGCTGCTGCCCCGATTGCGGTGGACCGGTCGCGGTCCCATCGTGCTCCACGACGGGGCACGCCTGGCGCGAGTTCCGAACCCGAAGCCGCGGACCCATCACCGTCTGCCTCGTCTGCGGCCAGAAGCCGCATGTCCCCGCCAGGAGGGCCGCATGAGCATCACCGAGATCGACCGCGAGGTCACCACCACTATCCGCTACCAGGCGACCTGCACCAGCTGCAGGAAGCGCACTGTCGAGTTCACCGTCGACACCGACATCGCCGACATGTTCTCTGGCGGTTACGAGGCCGAGCGCGTCGCCGAGCTCCTCACCGACGACGAATGGACCGTCGTCGGCGACATCACCGATCTCGAGCGCGCCAGCGTGCTGTGCCCCGAGTGCCCGACCTGCGATGAGGTCGGGCACTCCTGGGCTCCCACCGTGGCCGGCGACCGGATCGGCTGCCGCATCTGCGGTGTCAAGCCGCATGTCCGGCTCACCGGCGGCGCGACCGCCAAGGGCATGGCCGAGCTGAGGATGACCGCCAGTGTCTGATCTCAAGGGACCGTGGCGGTTCCAGATCCCCGCGCCCGACGTCTGGATCGAATCCAACGGCGGGCACGGGCACTGGGCCACCACCTCCGGCGCGATCGCGTCCTGGAGGACCGCCGGGAAGCTCTACGCGCACAAGGCCCGCCTGCCGCACATCCTCCTGCCGGTCACCATTACCGCGCACGTCCACCGGACCGACAACCGCCGCGCCGACGCCGCGAACCGCTACCCGACTGCGAAGGCCGTCATCGACGGCATCGTGGACGCGGGCGTGCTCGACGACGACTCCGACCGGTACGTCACCGGCGTGATGATGAAGGCCGGCGCTCGCGTGCTGCCGCGTGAGCACCCGCGGGGGCTGCTCACCGTCGTGATCGCCATCGACCCCTCCCCGGAACGGGAGGCCGCATGACGACGAAGTGGGAAGTGGTGGCGGCGCTCAAGAATTCGGGCCTGCTGCCCTCGGACCGGATCATCATGATGATGCTCGTCGACGTCGCCGACGCCGAGACCGCGTACGTCGCCGAGCAGTGGTCGCCGTCGCTCACGGAGCTGGCGAAGTGGACCGGCCTGGGCCGCTCCACCGTCGCTGCCCGCCTGGACGAGCTCGAGCGCCTGGGCTGGGTCAAGCGCGAGCGCCCCCCGACCGCGGAGGCGATCGCTCGCGGCGCCCGCACCTGCTACCACCTCGCGATCGGCGAAGCCGTCGAGAAGGTCAAGCCGCAGCGTCCCGCGAACCCGACTCGGACTAGTCCAACCGCTGGACCCGTCCAGGTATCGGACCAGGTCACGGCCGGTAGTCCAGAAGCGGGACTAGTCCAACCGCTGGATGAGGGTAGTCCAGCCGTTGGACTACCCCTAGTCCAGCCGTTGGACTCGGCTAGTCCAGCCGTTGGACACAAGAACCACCCTCCTACGGAGGGTGGTTCACCCACCAGTTCCCACCAAGAGCCCACCACTCCACCGCCTGCGGCTGCCGCCGCCGAGGAGACCCAGGCGCCGACGAAGCGAGCGAAGCAGCCCGAACCGCACCGCGAGGACGTCGAACGGCTCTGCGCCGCACTCGCCGACCACCGCGTCCGCCTCGGCTGCAAGCGCCCCACCGTCACCGACGCGTGGCGCAAGGACGCCCGGCTCCTCATCGACGCCGACGAGGTCGACCTGGACACCGCGCTCGCGGTCCTCGACTGGTCCCAGGCCGACGACTTCTGGAAGGCGAACATCCGCGGCATCCCGAAGTTCCGCAAGCAGTTCGACACGCTCCGGCTGCGCATGGAATCGAGCCGCGGCCGCCGCCGCGCCGCCTACCAAGACCCACCGAACCGCGACGTCTCCGGCTACCGGAAGGACTTCTGACATGGCCACCAACCCGAACATCACCGTCGGCGCCTCCACCGCCCCGCGCGGCGCCCGCTGCCCCGACCACCCCAGCGAAACCGCCGCGCACTGCGGCCCCTGCCGCTCCGAACTCCTCGGCGGCCTCACCGCCGGCGACGAGCAGTCCGGCTTCGCCGCGCTGGCCGCCGACGAGCGCGAATCCCGCCTCGTGGCCCGACTGCGCCGGTTCGCCACGAACCGCTGGAAGGCCCAGTGCGACCCCGAGTTCGCCGACGCCTCCATGGACGACGTCCCCGACCTCGTCACCCAGGACGCGGCGGTCATCTACGCGTGGGTCGACGCGTGGAACGCCGGCGCTGACCCGCTCCCGTGGCTGGCGATCTCCGGACCCACCGGCACCGGGAAGACTCACCTCGAGCACGCCGTCGTCGGCGCCGTCGTCACCGGCCCCAACCCGGCCGAGTGCATCGTCATCACCGCGCCCGAGCTGTTCGATTCCCTCCGGCCCGACGCTCCCGAGCGCGCGGTCCGCCTGTTCCAGTACCAGACCACGCCGCTGCTCGTGATCGACGACCTCGGCGCGAACGGCCACTCTCCCTGGGTTGAGGAACGCACCCACCTGATCCTCAACTACCGGTACAGCAAGGGTCTCCCGGTCGTCTTCACCACGAACCTCGAGCCCGACGAGCTCCGCGTCGCCATCGGCGGCCGCATGGTCTCCCGGCTCCGCCAGCGGTGCCTGCGCGTCGTCCTCGAAGGCGAGGACCGCCGCAAGCCCCCCACCCTGCAGGGCCTCGCGCTCGCCACCGCCGCCGCGCTGGAGACGAGCGGCCGATGAGCGACTACGACATCCCGCCGCGCGTCGTCGCCCAGCTCGACCAGGACCACGCTGACGCCGACGGCCGCCTCGCCGTCCTGCTCGACGTGCTCGTCTGCAACGGCGTCGCCGGCCTCGCCGCCCCCGAGCGCGCGATCGGCGTCGCCCTCGAGCTTCGCGACCTCGACCGGGCCAACCTCGTCGAGATCGCCGCGACCGCCGTCGCCCGCCTCCTCGGCGAGCCCTGCGCCCGCTGCAGCGGGCGCGGCATCGTCCTCGTCACCACCTACGGCAACCACACCGTCCCCTGCGGCATGTGCCGCGGCACCGGCACGACAGGAGCCCCGCAGTGACCGAGAGCGTGCGACCGCCCGTCGCCTACTACGGCGGCAAGATGACCATCGCCGACCGCATCGTGTCCTACCTGCCCCCACACGAGCACTACGTCGAGCCGTACTGCGGCTCCTGCGCCGTCCTGCTCGCGAAGCCGCGCAGCCGCATGGAGACCGTCAACGACATCGACACGCGCCTCATGCAGTTCTGGCGGGTCCTGCGCGACCACCCCGCCGAGCTCGCCCGCGTCATCGACGCGACCCCGCACTCACGAGCCGAATTCGCCGCCGCCCGCGACCGCGCCGACGACGAGCTCGAAGACGCCCGACGAGTCTGGGTCCTGCTCACCCAGTCCCGCACCGGCACCATGCGTCCCTCCGGCTGGCGGCACTACCAGAACCCGACCGGCTCCACGTTCGGCATGCCCGCCTACCTCGAGGCCTACCGCGACCGCTTCCCCGGCGCCGTCCGGCGGATGCAAGGCGTCTCCCTCGAAGCACTCCCCGCCCTCGACCTCATCGCCAAATACGGGCGCCACGCCGGCGTCCTGCTCTACGTCGACCCGCCCTACCTCGGATCAACCCGCACCCGCGGCTACCTCCACGAAATGCAGGCCGACGCCGACCACGAGGCGCTGGCCGAGGCACTGCACGCCTGCAAGGCCGCCGTCGTCCTCTCCGGCTACCCGTCCGAGCTGTACGACCGGCTCTACACCGACTGGGACCGCGTCGACATCCACACCGGCACTGGCCAGTCCGGCACCTGGGAGGCCCGAACCGAGGTCCTGTGGTCCAACCGCGCCCTCACCCAGCAGACCACCCTCTTTGAACTGGAGACCGCCCGATGAAGACCAACGACCTCGACGCCGCTGGCGTCGTCGCTTCCTGGAACAGCCTGTACCCGATCGGCACGCACGTCCGGTACTGGAAGGGCATCCGTGCTGGCGAAGGGCGCACCGGTGTCACCCGCTCAGCCGCGATGCTCCGCGGCGGCAACATCCCGGTCGTGAAGATCGACGGCGCCTTCGGCGCCATCGCCCTCTCCAACATCGAGGTAGTCGTCCCGCGGATCGTCGCCCCGTGCGACATCTGCCGCCACCCGCGCGAGGGCCACGGCATCCGCTACGTCGCCCTCCAAGGCGAGCACGAATGGCGGAACCCCTACGCGCGCACGGCCGCGCTCTCGCCCCGGAAGCCGCCCGAGCCCACCGAACCCGAACCCTGCACCTGCACGGCCGACGAGTTCTGCGCACGCTGCGACCCGTGGCGCCACCAGCGCCCCGCCGCCGTGCCCCCCGACCCCGCCCGGCCGGGCCGCCTCTCCCACATCGCCAGCGCCCCCAGGAGGACCGCATGAACACCGACAGCATCCGCATCTACGGCGCGTCCGACGACCTCATCGAGACCCGAGGCGCAGTAGACGAGGAGTTCGGCGCCGTCTACGGAGGGACCACGAACATCACCGTGCTCGCCCACCGCGACACCGAGGAGATCGAGGTCCGACTCACCGCCGAATACGACCCCGATAACTCCGGGGAATGGCGCATCAAGGAGACGACCTCGACCGGCCTCGTCACCATCACCCCGGCCCGCGGCGAAGACCAGCCCGACGACGAGGACGGCTGCCCCGGCTACTCCGACAAGGCAACCGTGTCCGGCGGGGTCGCCGTGCGCCTGGAGGAGGACGACCGTGGCTAAGTCCGAGGAGTCAAGAGCTGTCACCGCCAACGCCCAGGTGAAGATCGCGAGTATCCACGCAGTTGGTCACTGGGGTTGCACACTCGGCGATCTGCGCAAGCTCGTTGCGGCCGCCGACGGCATTCCCGACAGCGCCGAAGTCCTGATAGAAGACCTCCAGAAGCACTACGCGCGGGTCGACACCTTCCTGGCGGAGACCATCTCGGTTCGAAGCGAGCAGGACGAGGCTGGAAGCGACCGATGAGCGAGCCCCAGACCCTCATGCAGCCCGACCTGTTCGGCGAGGCCACCTGCCCCCGTTGCTGCACCACCGAACCCAACGGGCACCTGCTGGACCTCAACCACGGCGCCGAGCCCGGCAGGGACACCATTCACGGGGCCGAACGAGGCGAGCACTCGATCTACGGCGACTACTGCGAGGCGCAGCTCCTCGTGGCGAACCACATCCACTACGAGGTCTTGCACGGCATGGACGAGGACCTGGCGCGGTCCGTCGACGAGGGTCGCGCCCTCGGCCTCGACACCGACGCGATCATCGCCGAGGCGCGAGCGGAGGAGACAGCATGAGCGACCAGCCGCTCACCGAAGCCGAGGAGACCGTAGCCCGCATCCTGGCCAGCGGCGACTGGGAAGCGGGCGTGCGCAACTGCGACATCGGCTCCCGCGAGACCGTCGCCCAGTACTCCCGCGACATCGTCGCCGCGCTCCGGCCGATCCTCGCCGCCGAGGCCCTGCGTGAGGAAGCTGCCGCGCTCGAAGCCGCCATCGACGGCGGCCCCGATCTCCTCGTCGTCCCGGCTCACCTCTGGCTGCACCAACGCGCAGCCGACCGGCTCCGCGCCGCCCCCTGCGAAACCGGAGGCACCGATGCCGATCCGTCCTGAGAATCGAGCCCGCTACCCGAAGAACTGGAAGGCGATCTCGGCCGAGATCCGCTTCGGACGTGCCGGAAGCCGCTGCGAGTGCAAAGGCGAATGCGGCCGCGGTACCCACGAAGGCCGCTGCCCGAACGTCCACGGCAAGCCCGCCTACGGGACCGGCTCCGAAGTGATCCTGACCGTCGCTCACCTCGACCACACCCCGGAGAACTGCGACCGCAGCAACCTGCGCGCGATGTGCCAGGGCTGCCACCTGCACTACGACAAGGACCACCACGCCGAAACCGCAAGCCACACACGGGCGCTCGCCGCGACAGCGGATATGGAACCGCTGTTCCCCATCACCGGAAGTACCGATGCTTGACCCGGCCTCCGACAAGCTCCACTACGCCGGCGAGTTCCACGACCCGCGCGGCTGCACCGCCTGCTCCCTGGCCACCCTCTCCGATGCAGGTCGCCGCGCCAACGGCCCCACCGTCGTCACCTTCACCGACCCCGACGGCACCACGACCGTCATGCAGGCCGAATCGGTGACCTGGAACTACAACACGGAGCCCTTCATCCCCGAGGAAGTCTGGTTCGCCTGCACCGAAACCCACCCCGAGCAGGCCCTACTGCGGAAGGAAGACGCCGAGTGAACCTGGCCCTGATCGCCGCCACCGCGTACCTCCTCGGCGCCGTCATCACATACGGCGTCCTCATCGACCGCCCCGAGGTGTTCGGGCTCAACGAGATCGCCGACGACATCCGCGCCGCCCAGCCGCGCCTTACCGAACGCCAGATCGAGTACGCCATCCAGCGAGGCCACCAGCGCGTCAGCGTCATCGCCGCCGCCCTCTGGCCCCTGCTGCTCATCGTCCTCGCCGGCGCCGCACTCCTCGACCTCCCCAACCACGGAAGGAACCGACCATGAAGTACCGCAAGAAGCCCGTCGAGATCGAGGCCATGCAGGTCCCGGTCAATGCGACCCCGCCCGAGGCCATGGCCGTCTACCAGTGGGTTGAGTCCCACATCGGCTCTGTCCCCCCGCCCGGCTACGAGGCCACCCAGGAGGACCGCACCGGCGTCACCATCGACCCGGCCGACGGCCTGATGACCATCCGGACGCTCGACGGCGACATGAAGGTCTCCCTCGGTGACTGGGTGATTCGAGGTGTCCAGGGCGAGTTCTACCCCTGCAAGCCCGACATCTTCGAAGCCACCTACGAGCCTGTTGAGCGCTCGAAGGGCGGCATCTTCCTGGACGTCCAGTGCCCCCCGCGCACATCAACGAACGAGACGTTCGCGGCCGGCCGCGCGTCCGTAATCCGCGACCTCCGCCGCCGCGGCACTCTCTGACCGCCCCCGCGGCGCGGGACCGGCACTCGCGCCGCCCACCACGTCAACACCCGAACACCCAGGAGGACACCGTGAACACCCAACACCCATGCACCCGCTGCAGCAAACCCGTCCACGACAACGCCCCCTGCTGCACCGAATGCACCGCCGAAGCCGTGCGCGGCCTCGCCCACCTCGTCAACCTCGGCCCCCACCTGGAGACCACCCGCACCCGCCAAGACCACCACGGCACCCCCGGCCCACGCTCCAACACCGACGAGGTCCCCCTCCCCATCAACCTCCGCGCCCGAACCGTCAGCGACAACGCCCACCGCACACTCGGACGCTGGGCACGAATCGCCAACCACTACAAGACCGCGGCCGCCCCCCTCAACGGACCCGCCTGCCTCGGCTCCACCCTCACCAACTGCCCACACAGCAGCTGCCGCACCCTCGAACAACAGCAGAAACCGAAGACACCCGCGCTGGCGGACCTCGCGACCGCCGTCGCCGACCACCTCGACTGGCTGCGAGGCCGCGACGACGCCGCGCTCCTCATCGGCGACATCGCGCGCACCCGCGAGGCCATCGAGCGCGTCTGCGACTCCCCGCCGACCATGATCGAGCTCGGCCGGTGCGAAGAGTGCGCTGCGTGGCTGCGCGCCGCCCGCGACACCGTCATGGTCGACTGCCGCGGCTGCGGCACCTCGTACGATGTCGCCACCCGGAAAGCGTGGCTGATCAACCAGATCGACCTCCACAAGGCCCCGCCACCCGTGATCGCCGCGGTCCTCACCGCCTGGATGGAGGTCCCGCTGCCCGTCGCCACGATCCACACGTGGATCAACCGGAAGCTCCTCCGCTCACGCGGCTGCACGGTATGCGGCCAACCCGACCACGACCACCTGCCGTGCAACGGTCAGCTCACCTACCGGATCGGCGATGTCCGCGTCCGGCATCTAGCCTCGATCAAGAGGAAGCTCAAGGCCGCCGCCGCGGCCTCGAACAGGGAGGTCTCGGCAGCATGAATCACCTCGAAATCGTCCATGTCGACCGCACTAATTGCATTCTTCCGCCCCGTCAGTCCAGGGGACCAGACGAGTACATCGTGCACTTCGACGGCGAGGCCCAGGAGTGGATGCGGCACATAGAGGTCTACGAAGTCACGTTCGGCGAATCCACAACGAGCGACGGCATCTCCGAAGTGCGGTTCACCGGCGCCTTCGGCGAACTCCGTCTCGATACCCGCTACGTCACCGTCACCATGAGGACCGAGGCGGAGGCATGGACGCTGTGACCCCCTCCATCGTCGACTTCCTCAACTCCCGGCTTGACGAGGACCAGGCCGTCGCCGAGAACGCTTCACAGGACTCCGATGAGGGCAACGCATGGTCCGTCGGTGCGCGCCAGGGCTCGTGGAAGCAGGAGGCCCGGATCGGCGACGACCGCGAAGACCTCGTCTTCGACATCAAGGACGGCGTCTGCGTCGACTTCGACGGCCTGCTGGCCCACCTCACCCGCTTCCATCCCGCCCGCGTCCTCCGCGAGGTCGCGGCCAAGCGCTCGATCGTGGAGCTTCACGGCCTGTCGCATGAGTGCTCGGTCATCGACCACACGGGGGAGGTCGACAACTGCCACTGGGTCATCAACCCAGAGGGGTGTTCCACGCTCCTCGCCCTCGCCGCCGTCTACAGCGACCACGCCGACTACCAGCAGGACTGGGGGACATGATGGCGCTCGACCCGATCAAGGCCATGTACGGCAGCGAAGCCAAACACCGGAAAGCGCGCGGCGCGAGCGATCTCATGGTGAGGCTCAAGGAGCTCGAGCGCGAGATCGACGCCATGCGGGCGCGACGGCAGAGTGAAGCCCGTGCGGCTGAGTTCGGCTACCCGCCATGGGTCCAGGAAGCTCTGGAGTTCATCGAGCGCGAGACAGCCGCGTACGAGCTTCGGGAGCAGGAGGCGGGCCGCAAGGGGGAGACCGGAAGCTCCGCACCTGACTCACGCGCCGAGCTGTAGAACACACGTGCTTGACATCGACAAGATGATGTGAAAGTGTTGTCAACCGTAGGGTCGCGTGAACCATGTTCCGCGGCCCACGGTCATTTCCGGGGATAGGGACCTGGCTGCCGCGACCGAACCCTGCGAGACCAGCTCGTAGCGTCTGCCAGCCGCGCTCGCAACGTGGTGCCGGACGGCAGGTAGCTCCTGCGCATCGCCGCGGCGGCCAGACCCTCCGGGACACTCCACTCCGTCACCAGTCGGTACCGTGGTCGGGAACCTCCACGCGACCGATTGGAGCCCCCATGCACCCCCCGCAGCGCCAGCGCCCGAAGTGGAAAAAGGGACACAAGATCGCCATGGCCATCATCGGCGGCCTTTTCGGCCTGCTCCTCGTCATCGTGGTCATCGCCGCCATCGCCAGCGGCGGCCAGGAGGAGCCCGAAGACAGCGGCATCCCCGAAGGCTTCGACGCCTACCTCGCCGACCTCGACGCCATCGACCCCGGCATCCGCGCCGGCCGTGAAGACGAACCCGTCTTCAACGACGCCAACAACACCTGCGCCGACATCGAGGCCGGCACCGAGGACGACGTACTCCTCGACCGCACCATGCAGCGCTTCGGCGTGAACGAGGCCGAGGCCATCGTGACCGAAGACGTCGCACAGCAGATCCTCGACGTCACCCGCGAGCACTGCGGCACCATCCGGCCCGAGTAGGACTGCACAACGCCAGCGCCCCCGGCTCGCGCTGGCCCACCCCATACGAACACCCCCCTGGTTGGAGGTCCCCCCTATGGCATGGGACCGCCCCCGGAAGCTGGCCTTCCCCCCGGCAGTGAGGCGCGCGATCCTCAAGCGCGACAAGTGGTGTGCTCACTGTGGCGAACGTCGAGCCACCCAGGCCGACCACATCAAGCCGGTGGCCGAAGGCGGGGGCAACACCATCGAGAACGGCCAGGGTCTATGCGACCCATGCCATGACGCCAAGACCGCCGCCGAAGCGCGACGAGGCTACAGGCGATGGAACACCGAGAAGCGGCCGATGCAACGGCATCCAGGCGAACGTCATCCGGGCATCCTCGACTGATGGGTGGGGGACCACCCCTCCCCCGGGGCCTAGTTCGTCGGGGAGGTGCTGCGGACGCCAATCTGTACGGGTCTGGGGATTCTGGGCGGCGGGCCGCCTCAGCGGCCTCCAGACGGCCTCCCAGAATCCGCCGGTAGGTCCAGGTACCGCAGCCGGACCTGCCTACAGAGTCAAACATAACCCCAGGTCACAAGCTAGAAAGTGTGACAGTCTATGGTAGACTTGAGGGTATGAGGACCTGTGTGGAGTGCGGCGGCCAGCTGGCCACGACCGCCCGATCACACGCCCGGACGTGCTCGGCGGCCTGCCGCAAGCGACTCTCGCGCCGTCGGCTTCCTGCCGAGCTGACCGAACGGCCCCGCTGGGTCCGCCACAGCGCAGCCAAGGTCCCGCTGCGGTCCGACACCGGCTCCGCGGCCAGCTCCACGAACCCGCGCACCTGGTCGACGTACGCCGCCGCGCGCCGCTCCCGCCACGGGACCGGCCTTGGCGTCGTCCTCGACGGCGACGGCATCGTCTGCATTGACCTCGACCACTGCCTCACCGGCGGCACGGTCGCTCCCTGGGCTCGAGCGGTCCTCGATCGCTGCCCACCCACCTACATCGAGGTCTCGCCCTCCGGCGACGGCCTCCACATCTGGGGCAGCGGCACAGTCCGACACGGACGCCGCATCCCCACCGGGACCGGCACCGCCGAGGTGTACGGGACCGGCCGCTACATCACGATCACCGGGCGCCGACACGGCGACTCCCCGGCGGTCCTCGCTGACCTCTCCGAGGTCATCACCCACCTGATCGCCTAGCGCTCCCGGCACGGGTCGCTGCGGCGACCCCGACACGGGAGGCACACCATGGCAGGCAACGGACCTCCACCGAAAGACCCCGCACGCCGCCGCCGACGCAACGCCGACCCGATGGGCCGCACCACCCTCGAAGCCGACGGCCGTGTCCGCGGCCCGAAGCTCCCGCCCGACGGCGCCCCGATGGGCATGGAGTGGCACCCCCAGACCGTGAAGTGGTGGGAGAACTGGCGTCGCTCGCCGATGGCGCAGCAGTTCCTCCCTACTGACTGGGACTTCCTCCTCGACACCGCGGTCATGCACCACATCATGTGGATCACCGGCAAGCCCGACGGCGCCGCCGAGATCCGCCTGCGCGTCGCCAAGTTCGGCGCCACCGTTGAAGACCGCGCCCGACTCCGCCTGGACATCCAGCTCCCCGAGCCGAAGTCGTCGAAGACGAAACAGCAGCAGGGCCTGGCCGAGGTCACCGACCTCGACTCCCGCCGCCAGCGACTCACGGGCTGAGGCATGCCGCGCACCCTGGTGCGCGCCCCCGAGCACGACCGCAACCGGTCCCTCGGCTGGCTCGCCGTCGCCTGGATGGAGTACTTCACCCGGCACGGCCCCGGCGACGTCCAGGGCGAGGAGGTCGTCCACGGCGACGAGTACACCGGCTTCATCGTCGACTGCTACGCCCTCGACGCCGTCGGCCGGATGCTCTACGACTCCGCGTTCCTCTCGCGCCCCAAGGGCTGCGACAAGTCCGGCCAGGGCGCCCGCTTCGCCATGTTCGAAGCGCTCGGCCCCTGCCGCTTCGACGGCTTCGCCGAAGGCGGCGAGGTCTACGAGGACCCCTGGGGCATGGGGTTCGAGTACGTCTACCAGCCCGGCGAGCCCATGGGCCGCCCGGTCCAGGTTCCCTACATCCGGATCATGGCCACCGAGGAAGGCCAGACCGGCAACGTCTACGACACGATCCACTACAACACCACCGACGAGGAATGCCCGCTCTCCCACGTCCCCGGCCTCGACGCCGGCCTGACGCGGATCTTCCTCCCCGGCGGCGGCGAGATCACCCCCTCCACCGCCTCGTCCGCATCAAAGGACGGCGGCAAGGAGACCTTCGTCGTCTTCGACGAGTCGCACCTCTACAACCTGCCCGAGCTGCGCACCATGTACGCCACCGTCACCCGCAACATGCGCAAGCGCAAGAAGATCGCCGGGACCTGGTACCTCGAGACGACCACGATGTTCGCCGCCGGCGAGCAGTCCGTCGCCGAGGCCACGTACGCGCTCGCCGAGCAGATCGCCGAGGGACGCTCGCGACGCTCGCGCCTGCTGTACGACCACCGCTGGGGAGAGTGCGAAGACCTCTCAGCCGAGGAGATGCTGCGCGCCGCGATCGCCGAGGCCTTCGGCGAGGCGATCGAGTGGAACGACATCGACGCGATCGTCGACGAGTTCTACGACACCCGCAAGGACCCGGCCGACTCCCGCCGCTACTTCCTGAACGTGCGCGAGTCCGCCGGCGACGCGCTCCTGCGCCACCACGAGTGGAAGGGCTGCGCCGCACCGGACAAGGTCGTGGGGCTCGGCGAGGCAATCACGCTCGGCTTCGACGGATCGCGCGGCCGCGCCCGCGGCAAGCCCGACGCGACCGCCCTCATCGGCTGCCGCGTCTCGGATGGTCACCTGTTCGAGCTCGGCGTCTGGGAGGCCCCCAACGGCCCCGGCCAGGACGGCTGGATGCCGCCGCTACCCGAGATCGAAGCGGCCGTGGCCGACGCGTTCCGCAAGTACAAGGTCGTCGCCGCCTACATGGACCCTGCGAAGGACTGGCGTTCCTACGTGAACGCGTGGGAGGCCAAGTACGGCCGCCGCCTCAAGGTCCGCGTGAAGGCCGACCACCCGATGGAGTGGTGGATGACCGGCGGGCGCACCCATATCAACGAGGTCGCCATCGAAAGCTTCCTCGGCGCGGTCCTGAACGGCGACCTGACACACGACGGGTCGTTCAAGCTCACCCAGCACGTGCTGAACGCGCGCCGGCGCATCCGGCGGCAGAAGCTCGCGCTCGGCAAGGAACACGACTACAGCCCCAACAAGATCGACGCGTGCGTGGCGGCCGTGCTCGCCTGGCAGGCCCGCCTCGACGCGGTCGCCAAGGGCGTTGGTCGCCGCCGCTCCGGCGCCGTACCAAGACGAGTCAGATAGGAAGGAGGACACGTGGCGATTGAAATCGGCGACGTCGGCTCGCCCGGCTGGTGGCTGCAGCGGCTCTCGAAGGACCTCCAGGCCAAGCAGGCCCGCGTCCGCGGCCTCCGTAACTACCTCCAGGGCAACCCCCCGCTGCCCGAAGGAGCCGAGGGATGCCGCGAGGCGTATCGGAAGTTCCAGGCACTCAGCCGCACCAACTTCGCCGAGCTCGTCGTCGAAGTCGTGGCCGAGCGCATGATCCCCAGCGGGTTCCGTACCGGTGCCGATGGGGACGACCTCGACGACGCCGAAGCTCGCCGCATCTGGAACGCGAACAACCTCGACATCGTCGCCCCTGACGTCCACACCGACATGCTCGGCCTGGCCGACGGCTACGTCATGGTCGGACCTCCCGACCCGCAGACCGGCGTCCCCGTCATTACCCACGAGGACCCCGCCACCATCATCACCGCGCACGACCCGCGCCGCCCCCAGAAGATCATCTCGTCCCTCAAAGTCTTCCGCGACGACGTCACCGGCCGCGGCTTCGGCTACCTCAACCTGCCCGGCCAGGTGTGGGTAGCCACGAGCGACAACGTGCCTGACACCGAGCACGTCCCGTCCATCGACGTCGGCTCCTGGAACTGGGACACCGCCCTCACGCGCCCGCTCCCCGAGGGCTTCGATGACGTCATCCCCGTGGTGCGCTTCGCGAACCGCCGCGGCCTCGGGGAGTTCGAGCCCCACACCGACATCCTCGACCGAATCAACTACGTGACGCTGCAGCGCCTCGTCATCATCGCCATGCAGGCCTACCGACAGCGGGCGACCAAGGGCGACCTCCCCGAGGTCGACGAGGACGGCAACACGATCGACTACTCAGCCGTGTTCGCGCCCGGCCCCGGCGCGCTGTGGCAGCTCCCCGAAGGCGTCGAGCTGTGGGAATCGCAGATCACCGACGTGCGACCGATCCTCGACGCCGCCAAAGACGACATCCGCGACCTCGCGGCCGTCACCCGCTCCCCGCTCCCCGCCTTCGTGCCCGAGGGCATGAACCAGACCGCCGAAGGCGCCGGCACCGCCAAGGAAGGCCTCATCTTCAAAGCGGGCGACCGCATCCGCCGCGCCAGTTTCGGCTGGAACAGCGTCATGTCGCTCGCGTTCCGCTTCGCCGGCGACCTCGAGCGCGCTAACATCCTCGACCTCGAGACCCTGTGGCGCCCGCCCGAACGACTCACCCTCTCCGAGCGCGCCCACGCCGCATCGAAGGCACAGCAGGACTACCCCCGGAGCCCGCGGGTGCCGGCGAGCTGGGGCGAGCACCCCCAGGCCATCGACCGACA